GAAGAAATAGTTTGTATAGCAGGCTAATATCCAATAAGCAGGAATGCTTATATAGCAATAAAGACGAATTCCTTTCATTTCACCCTGATAAGTATCTTCATGATGATTGGCGTACGGCGCAGGAGGGCAGCTGGGTTCTTACTGACGATGGTCAGGTATGTAAAATCCTGAAGAAAGGAACATTCAAGTCACATTCAGGCAGGAAGGCATCAGAATACGTTAGGACACTGCTGGGTATGGTGCTGCTTTCTACTAAATCAAAGCTTAAAGGTAAGCCTGTGCGTAATATATACTCATTCAAGGGCAATACATACTCTGATAAGGCTAGGATTAACAGGAAAGAGCCTACGAAGCATGAGATTGTCTTTGCAAAGTATGTTGCAAGGGGATTACCGCCCGAAGAAGCCTATTTGCGCGCATTTCCTACGAACAATGTAGGATATGCGAAGAATTTCTCCAGCAGGCTCATAAAAACAGAAAGGATGTTGAAGTTGATATCAGAAGAAATGCAGGAAGTACTTGATGAAGCAGGCGTAAAGCCTAAGTATCTTGTAGAAAGTACCAAAAAGGTCATAGATAAGGACAAAGCACGTGATTCAGACAAACTCAGGGCTATAGAGACACTCATGAAGCTATGTGGTATGTTCCCAGGAGAGAAGAAGACTGAGTCTTTGACTGTATTCCAGGGCTTTTCTAACGAACAGTTGGAACAATTGCGCTCTACTGAGGTAAAAGCGCTTGCTCATGCTGATAAGCAGATAGAAGGGAAGTAGTCATGTCGTATGGTATAAGTAAAAGCGGCAGTAAGTTCAAGGTAGTGAACAAAAGTACTGGAAAAGTTAAAGGTACGCACAATTCCCGTACATCTGCAGAGAAACAGAGAAGACTTCTTAAATCTATTAATAATGCAATGAAGAAGATAAAGATTATACTGCCTTATAGGGTTTTGAAGAGCAATACCAATATAACGCCCATACCTGAGTGGACTATTGATGAAAAGTATAGACCTACCCGCAAACAAAGATGAAGTACTGAGCAAGTCATTTAACGACTTGCTGTACTTTGGCAGGGCATTCCTGCCTAAAGACTTCCTCAATAAGAGTTCATCCCCTCCATTTCACTACGAAATATCTAAAAAGCTTATATCTACTAAGCCAGGCGCAAGGATATGTAATATACTGCCAAGAGGCTTTGGCAAGTCAATCTTAGCAAAAGCAGCAATTATGCATAAGATATGCTTCTCATCAAAGGATGAGCGCAATTTCATAGCATGGGTGGCTGAGGAGCAGGGACAGGCAGTAGACCATCTCAAGTATATCCGCACACATCTTGAGTATAATGAGATGATACGCTACTATTTTGGCACATTAGCAGGTGATGCAGTAGGAAACAGGTGGACTGAGAAAGATATCGTTACATCTAAGGGAGATAGGATTATTGCTAAAGGTACAACGCAGAGGCTGAGAGGTCGTGCTGAGATAGATGTAAGGTATACTGGAATCATTCTTGATGACTTTGAGTCTGAATTGAATACGAAAACACCTGAAAGACGCAGTGAGATTAAGAAATGGGTAGTATCTACAGTTTTCCCTGCACTTGAAGAGACTCCTGGTAATGAAGGCTGGATATGGCTTAGTGGTACAATTGTGCATTATGACAGTTTTCTTCAGATGATTGTTGATGGTTCAGCAGAAGCAAAGAAGAATGAGAGAGATTATCCTTGGGATGTTACGTTTTACAGGGCTGTAGAGGATGGAAAGCCATTATGGAAGGACCAGTTCTCATTAGAGAAGCTTGAAAGGAAAAAGGCAGAGTTTACAGAAGCAGGCTTGATTAACAAGTATGCGCAGGAGTATATGAATGATGCGCGTGATATATCATCAGCTTCATTCAAAATAGACAGAATACAGTATTATAGTGGAACTTTTGATGCAAAGAACAAGTTTACGTATCTCATAAAGAATGATGAGGCTATTCCAATCAATGTATACCTTGGTGTTGATATTGCAGCAACCGCTACTGAAACATCTGACTATCAGGTTATCGTTGCTATGGGCATTGATTCAGATAATAATAGGTACGTTCTTGAGTACTTCCGTGAAAGAATCCCCACATTTGATGTTCCTGAGAAGATTATCGCAATGGCTAAGAAGTATTCTCCTGTCAGGAGAGTTACGATTGAAACTGTTGCTGCGCAGGAGATGGTGAGAGATATGGTTACACGTATGGCAATTCAGGACAGAAGACTAATTCCAGGCATATTTAAGGGGATTAAGCCTCCAGCAGGTATAAAGAAGGCTGATAGACTTGAAACATCACTAGGACCTATAGTGAATACGAAGAAGCTTTACATCAAAAGAGAGATGACAGAGATAGTGGATGAGTTCTTTGAGCATCCAGTTCCAAGGCATGATGATATACTTGATGCACTTTACTATGCAGACTACTATGCTAGGGCACCTAGGAGTTCAGCAGTTGATATGGAGGTCTATGGAAAGGATGAAAAAAGGAAAGGAACTATGAAAAGGTACTATAATTGGCTTACTGGTGCGAAAATATAATTTTTATGTTGTATATTGTGTATAAGTTTTGTAGGATGAATATGAATATTCATGATTGATAAAGACCCTAGAGCCGAACTAAGTCAGGAACTATACCGAAAGTGGCGCGATGCCCGTGCTGACTGGGATACTAATGCAAGGAATGATATAGACTTCTATCTTGGTAATCACTTTACCAGTGAGGAAGTAGATGAGCTTCAGTCAAGGAATCAGGCAGATGTGCCTATGGATAGGATTTCACCTGCTATTGAGAAGTTTAAGGCGTTCCTGACATCTAAACCCCCAGTATTTACAACATCTCCAAGAGAAGACTCTGATGCTAAGATGGCTAAGGTATGGCAGACTATACTTGGATATGTGTGGGATATGTCAGATGGAGATGCCCAGATGAAATCAGCGCTCCATGACTATGCTGTAACAGGACTTGGCTACTTATATGTGTATTTGGACAGGGAATCAGATTTTGGTAGGGGCGACATAAAGTTCACCCATGTAAATCCCTTCCGTGTGTATGTTCCTCCATCATCAAGAGATAGATGGTTCGGTGATGCTGAAAGCATCATTCTTTCTACTATCCTTACTGGTGAGCAGGTTGTCGCCCTATACCCTGAATTAGGTCCTCGAGTAGATGAAGAGACAGGTGAAGTTGTGCCTGGACTCATTGAAGAGTTGGATGCATACAGTGAAGAGGACTATCCTGATGCACAGAATAAGATTACTCAACAGGTATTTACACCTGCTGAGGTTAAAGATTTAGATTCAAGTACAACAAAGTATCAGGTACTTGAAAGGTTTTATAAGACACAGGTTCCATTCTACAGAATTACTATTGGCAAGCCTAATGGACAGATGCCGCAGGAGCTGGTTCTCTCTGAGAGTGAGTTCCAGATGTACCTTAAGGACAATCCTGGTATATTTGAGCAGGGAGAGGCACAGTTTGAACAGATAGCACAGACAAGGATTGGCGTTACATCATGTCTTGGGCAGATTGTATTGGAGGAGTATGTACTGAATATTAAGGATTATCCTCTTGTACCTCTTCCGAATAACTGGTCTGAGACTCCATACTCAACATCTGACGTATCGAGAGCAAGACCTATGCAGAGACTGCTTAATAAACTGTGGTCTCTTGCACTGTCACATGCACAGGCATCAGCTGGATTGAAGCTTCTTGTTCCTGTGGGTTCTGCAATACAGGGACTTGACAGGCTTGAACAGGACTGGGCTAATCCGAATGCTGTTATTGAGATAGATACAAGCCAGGGTGAGCCTCACTATCCAGCTCCAGTACCTCTTGCAGCTGAATTCTATAGACTTATACAGCAGTGTGAGCACTATATTGACTTCCTGTTTGGTATACCTGAGATGATGCATGGTTTTCCACAGCAGGCACCTGATACGGTTAAGGGTACTGAGAAGATGATGGCACTTGGCGCAGAGAGACCTAAGTCAAAGATGAGAGATATTGAGTTCAGTGTTACAAAATTAGGTCGTGTTATCTATGGTCTTGCAAAGAATCACTACACATACCAGAAAATGTTCAGGCTTGTTCAGCCTAACAATGATATATCTGAGGTAACAGTAAACCTATACGATGATACTGTAGGAACAATTACTGACATTAAGCGTGATAGGAACAATATTTGGCAGCACGATGTAAGAATTGTGCCAGGGTCTACACTTCCCTCTTCCAAGTGGGCAGAGTTTGGTGTATATTTGGAGGCTTATAAATTAGGATTGATTGATAGGGTAGAGGTTATTAAGAAGAATCCAGAATTATTTGATAAGGCTGGTATACTCCAGCGAATGAGTGAAATCTCTCAGCTGCAGCAACAGTTACAGGGTGCTCAGCAACAGATTAAAAAATTGCAGGGAGACCTGCAGACATCAGAAAGGGAGTCTGTACATAGCAAGAAGCAGGTTGAAGTTGGTAAATTCAAATCTCGTCTTCATGATATACTATCAGACGCTAAAGCTGATAACAAAGTAAAGGTCAACAAACTAGCTAACATGGTGCAGCTTGAATCAGAGAGATTGCGTGGCGCAGAAAAAGAGATTGAATCCGAAATGAGACAAGAGGTTCAGCCCTTCGGTACGCCTACCAGTCTACCTCCTGAGTTTGAGACATCATAGAAGGAGATTATATGACAACAGCAGAGGCAAAATCCACCGAAGACTATATTGCTGATAGCAGTGGTGGTAATGCAGGTGAACAGGTGCTTGAACAGGAAGCAGGTGCCCAGGAGCAGAGTCAGGAATTTGAAGATATTCCAGTTGCTGATAATGCAGAAGGTGAATCAGTACCAGTAGATTGGCAGGACGAAGCAAAAAAATGGCAGTCTATGTACGATAAGTCACAGGCTGATAAGAATAAACTTGAAGGTGCTGTACAACAGTACGTTAAGTCTACTGAATCAGCTGGTGCCCAGAATGCTCAAGCCAATAGTCAACCAGCATTAACTGAAGAAGAGTTTAACCCTTGGGATGCGTACTATAA